GTAAGTTGCCATCATTCACAAGATGCCACAAAGAACCTGTTTTCTTCCCACCTTGCACTCTGGCCACAAGATTGCCGCCCCGGTCTCTCCTTGTTGACACTTTCACGTCATCAGCCATGGCAGGTCTACCTTTGTACCTTTTAGCAAGTGTCCTTCTGTGTCTGTTAAGATTAGCGACAACAGCCTTTTTGACATGTTCTCCCGCCTCTTTGAGCATTTTTCTTTCGGCTTCCTCGCTTTCTGCAGAGATGCCTTTCAAAAACACCTCAAAAGCGTTGTTGTCTTTTTCGGCGTGATCAACCTTAAATCCCATGCCATCACCTACACATCATGTTTGATTTCATAAGCCCGTATCATCATATAGCTGCTGGTGTTATCCATTGGCACTATGCCCTCTATCTCGTAGCTTTTACCATTGTGGACTACTCTCATGGTTTCGTCTAAATCGGTTCGATGCCGGATGATAAACTCCACATCAGTCTTGACATTGGCGGCTTTTGCGGCATAAAAATTCCTGCCCCTTAAAAACCTTGCCTCTGCCCATACTGAGATGTGGTCCTCGTAATCATCAAGCGGTTGAAATGGGCCTTCTTGCTGTGTTTTCTTTTGGATTTTTATTTTTTCCCGCAGATTCATGTGACCACCTCAGTATACTCTGCTGATAGTGTTAGGTGATGCTTTAAGCTGGTGTAAGACTGCTGAAATCTCTCTGATAACTTGGGATCCTCGTAGCCAAAATGAGCTTTGCAATAGACTATTATGGCGCGTTTAATAAGCGGATCAGTGTCAACCAACTTATCTTTATGTACGCCGGATAATTGTAGGTCTGCTTTAGCTGCGTCAATAAGTTCCTGTATTTCCCTGTCCAAGTCATCACCATCAATCCTTAATGCACTTTTGACATCATTCAACATCTAATCACCACCCAGTAGCTTTACTAACCCCGCTTTTGTCTGCCGCTCGCTGTATTCTATGCCTTTGTCATCAAGCATCGACATGATCTCTTTTTTCGTCATTGCGCCAGGGTCAAATCCCTGTGCTTTAATTATACCTCTGTCGGTTAAATCTTGAATCCGGTCGTTTTCGTCACAGATAAAGGTTGCACCGGGGAGGACAATCTCCCCGGTGTACTTATCACGAAACCGCCGGATGACTTCATATTTCATCAGCGGTTACCTCCTAACCTTCTTCTGTCGTGTCTGTAACTGTGACTACAGCTGACACATCACCCTTGTTAGTCTTAAATGTAATTGTGGCAGCGCCGTCTTCAAGAGTCTCAAGATATGTTTTGAGAATCGTTACAACCAGACCGTCAGCGGTGTACTGCGTTGCTGGTGTCAAGGTAACATCTCCGTTATGCACTGATGTCAGCGTTACTCCGGTGGTATTGTGCTTGACTTCGATTGCCACGTCGTCGTAACCTTCCCCGCTAGTATTTTTGTCAAATACTGCCGTAGCCGGGTCAGTTGTCAAAGTTGTGGTATCTGTCACTGTTACAACTGCCGTTATGTCTCCCTGATCCGTTTCAATTGTGATCGTGTAATCGTCTTCCTCAAGGTCGTCAAGATACGTTGCCTTCAGCGTGACCGCTCCACCAGCCACCGTGTAGTGAGTGTTTTTTGTCAGCTTAGTATCTCCGTTGTAAACCTCGTTTACGGTTACTGTGCCGTTACTAGCGGCAACCGTTAACACCACATCTGCGTAACCATCGCCCTCAGTGTTGAGGTCAAATGTGGCTGCTTCAGGGCTAACGGTTAAGTGGATTTTTTTATTAGTGCAAAGGCTTTAGTATCAAGCAGGCCTCCATCAACAATGGTATATGCGGCATAGTCTATCGTCCTTGCCTTAACATGCTCCTCAGCTGCCACAGACATAGGTTCGTTGGTGTTCATGATATATCCTGCGTAAGGATTACCAATAATGATGTTGTTAGCCGTAACGCCTGCATCAGGCTTAACCACCATGCCAAACATTCTACCAACTCCGCCGGAAGTCACATCTGGAATAAATAGCGGTCTGCCGTTCTCGTCGGTAAGGTTGGCAAGCTGTGTCCAAATAGTAGCGTTATTAGCATAGATTGCGCATCCCGCCAAATAGGATGAATGGATCTTACTGATTGCTTCTGTGATCTTTGCATAAGTGAGCGGCACTGGTGTGGTTGCATTGTCAAAGTCATAGGTGACTACCTGTGGAGTGTTGGCTTCGGCAAGCAATGCAGTTTCAACACCTAAAGGTTCAGCCTTAAACGTGTCACTTTCACCAGGTTTCCCCTTGCCCTGTGCCACAGCAGTTCCAAGCGCTACTCCAACTCTCTCGCCAAGTTCTCTGATGATAAATGGAATGAATTCTTCCATTGCCATTGCTCTAAGTTTCCAGGTGATTGTAATTGCTTTCGCGAGCTCACAGCCAGATAATGTCAGCTCCCCAAAAGTATTTTTCTCGTCTGCTGTTGCGGTAGCCTCGTCATACCAAGCAGCATCACCGGCATCTATAGCAGTATGCTTCTTCATGGTAAGCGTGCCCTTTACGTTGAATTTGCGGACGTCTCCAAGCAGCGGATACATCTCTTCGGCTCTCTTCCAAATGCCAGCTACTACAGTTTCGGGAATCAGAATAGCCGTGTTTGTGGTGTCATGAGTGTAGGCGTTACTGAATTCGGTATTCACTCTGTCAAATATCGCCTGTTCGTCCCCGGTCAGTTTCTTGCCCTGCATGGTTTTAGCCCATGCGTACAGGTATGCTTCGCCATCATCAACCTTCTTCGGAGTATCTGTCCCATCGATCCTTTTCCCGTCTACCTTTACGGACTTATTCTCAAGGTCAACTCCTACGTCTTTGCCTTTCAGTGCGTTCAGGTTTGCGTTGTCGAGTTTAGCCTGTTCCCACTTGGCATCAAGCGCCTCGGCTTCCTTCATTTTGGCGTTAGCCTCTTCTGTTTTGCCTTCTGCGATATAGGCTTCGGCTGCATCAAGCAGCTCCTTTCTGTCTTTTAGATATTTCTCTTTATTCATCTCTGCTCTCCTTTCAGTTTTAAAAGATTTAGTTTAGATTTTTGTATTAAAAAAGCAGTCCCATCGGCCTGCCCTTTAATCACTTCTTTTACTCTGTTTAGCTGCTCTGCTGTCGGCAGTGAGAAGTTACTGGCCGTCAATTGCAACGGCTCTTTTGCTTCAAACATGATGCCGTCAATGAGTTTCCTTTCAAGAGCCTGTTCTGCTGTTAGCCATGTTTCTTTCTCCATCATATCGATTGCTTCTTTTTTACTCATGCCCGACTTTGCCACATATGCATTTGCCATGGCATCGTCAGCCGTTCTTAAAACTTCGGCCGCATGTTCCATGTCGTTGTGATTTCCTCTTGCGCCAGTCGAAACGCAATGCACCATCATCAATGCTGTGGGTGACATTTCACTATGCCCCGCCATTGCAATAACGCTGGCTGCGCTGCAAGCCTCGCCAACGATGTAAATTTTTACATCGCCTTTGTAGCTTCTTAGCATGGTGTAAATCTCGGAGCCTACGTCAATGATGCCACCGGGAGAATTGACATAACATTCGACATCCTCGCCATCGGCTTCGTCAAGTATTTTTTGGACATCATTCGGGCAAGTGCTGTCTTCCTCAAACCAATCATAAAACCACTTATAACTGTTCGGGATAATCACGCCCTTTATATTTATTTTTCTTGCCATGTGTATCACCCCCCTATTCATCAGCAGGCCTTGTATCAAGCCGCCTGATGTATTCGTCTCCACCTTCTCTTGGTGCCATGTTGAGGATTTCCCTAACCTCATTAGGGTTGAGAATTCCCCTGTCAACATACTGGACAAGATCGAGCTTTGTCTGCATGCTGGCAAAGGTCAGGTTGGAGCTTTCAAATATGATTTTGTTGCCATGCCCTCTTTCACGCCTAGAGAACAGTTTTCTTGTGTATTCGCCGCTAAGCTGGACAACAACCGGCTCGATTGAGGCCTCATAGTAGCTAATCCATTCATCCTCGTCATATTTCCCTTGCACGATTTTGTCATTCGTGTTGAAGAATGAATATATTCTCTGCGTGGTCTTGTCCATCTGCGAAGCGTTCGGCACATAGTCTTTTGGTTCTACCTGTTTTGCCTCAGCTTTTGCATCAGTGGCAGCAGCTCCCACAGTTTCACTCTCAATGTTGAGGTAACTGTCAACGAAATCCTTAGTCTGCTTTTTAATATCCTCCGGGCGTAAGGATTGATTGTACTTCAGCAACCACTTGATAACATTGGAATTTTTTATTGCCTTAACTATACCCTGATCAGTCGTGTTGACTATCTCCATCAATGGAGCCAATGCTGCAGCTGGCGAGTCTCCGAATATCTCATTGTTGTTAAAGTCTTTCCGCAAATGGATAATGTCCTTGTACCGGAATGTTACGGTTTTTCCGTTTTGCAAAACGAACTTCAAAAATAACTCACCCTGGCTATTCTGCAGAGCCTCACAAAACGTAGATGTGATGGGGTATATCTCCATCGGATAGTCATTCTCATCTCGATTGATGTAAGCAAATGCATTATTGTTAAGCTCCAGCTGTACCGCCAGCTTCTCCTGGAGCATCTGGCCGGTCATGTACGGATTCGGCTCTTCAAGGAGAAAACGCATATAGGCATCAGGATTAACTTTAATATCCTTGGTGCCGTCTGACTTTACCGTTTCCCGGATATGCTTGCCAACTATCTTGCCAATCGCCTGTGCCTTTGGCCTTATTGCACTTCTCACGATATCAGATTGATACAACTTACCATTCCAGGCATAGTAACCGCTGCCCTGGTCCGTTATCATCTGATATTTAGATACCGTAACAGTTTTATTATTTCTAAATCTATCTAACCATCCCAAAATCTCACCTCCTTAAATCATGTTTTTGTAATCTTCATAATGCCGTTCTAATACCACATAGGCGTTGAGCAGGCTTGCCATGCCGTCTATTCTTCTTCTGCTCTTACTAGTTTTTATAGGTTGTATATTGTCGTTTTTGTCCCTATCTGCCATAGTGTTAGACAGACACCATTTCAATATGGGGTTGTTGTTATAATTAACTTTTTTCTTGCCCAGATCTGCGCCCAGTGATTTCATTGGTCCAGATAAGGTTTTCTTACCTTGTATGACCGGCTCCATTCCTTCTTTTCCGAAATGGCCCCTCATTTCTTCCACGTAGTATTCAGCGCTCCATCCATCATAGCCGTGCCAGGGAATGTATATGTCTATTTCTTCACTGTTTTGGACTTCCAAAAACCACTCAGTAACATACTTATAATGCACTTTGTTACCAGGGGTGGTTCTCAACAACCCTTGTTCAAGCCAGGTATCGTATGGTATTTTATCTTCCTTTGCCCTTTGTTCCAGTAAATCCTCGGGCAGGAAGTACATTTGTTTAACATACACGGTTTCATCCCCAGGGACTTTGAATATAACAGTTCCACAGGTCAAGTCTGTTGTGGATGATAGGTCAGAGCCGCCTATTCCGTACCTGGGTTTTAATATTTTCAGATCATAGGTGGCAGTATTGTTTAACTCCTCAAATGTCAACCACGCCTCAACCGATGTTTCTCGGATATTAAATTCCTTACATACAAAGTTCTTTTCAAGCCTTAGATTGTCAGCTACCCTTTTAGCCTTGTCCTGCAAGGCTCTTAATTTCTTGATAGTTCCTAGCCCGGGGTTGGCCTTGATCCAATTGTTTGCATCACGCCATTCCTTCTTGCTGTCCAATTCATAAATAAAAAACAAGGTTCTATCGTCAACCTCGTTTCCTAATTTCATATTATTAAATTGGATTTCTGCCTCTTCGTAAGTTTCGTCGAATATATCCTCTCTAATAGTCCCAGCTGTGGAAGTCATTATGATTAGCGGCTGCTCTCTTGCGGTTACACCATCGGCCATTATGTTGTATAAGGCCCTGCCGTTTTTCCACTGGTGCCACTCGTCCATTATTACAACATGGATGTTTAAGCCGTCTAAGCTATCTGCATCAGAGGCCAATGCCTTAAACACTCCATCGTTGAAATCAGCAAATATGTCATATGTTAAAGTCCTTATTCGCTTTTTCAGTGCTGGGGATTTATTGACCATTCGCTTAGCTTCTTGCCATACGATTTTAGCCTGATCGCGCTTAGTAGCCACTGCGTATATCTCGGGTCCGCCCTCACCATCTCCTACTAGCCCATATAGCCCCATGATACTGTCGAGTAAGGATTTCCCATTCTTTTTTCCGACAACCAAAACAACTTTTTGATGCTTTCTATAGCCCTCTATGTCGATAAAGCCATAGACACTAGCTAGATATGCCTTTTCCCATAATTCGAGGACAACCTTCTTTCCAGCTAATTTGCCCTTGCTGTGGCAACAAAAATTCTCAGCAAATTCTATTACGTGATTAGCTCTTGCTGGTGAATAGAACCATTCTTTGTAACCATCATCATTTATCCATCTGACTATTTCCTCGTACTGCTGGTATACTTTTTTAGGCACTAATGTTTTGCCTGTCTGTATCTGCTCCCAGTATTCCGTGATAGGGTTGTAGCCTTTGGGATATTTTCTGAATCCTGTTTTGCTTATACTTGGCTTGGTTTTGCCGAATATAATATCCGGGTCGATGCGTGGGTATTTAGTCGGTTCTAGAATTAACAAAGTCTGCGAAGCCATCATCCTCCACCCCTTTCGATGGGGCTTCTTTCGGCACCAAGTCGCTGAGCTGCTTAATTATCTTTTGATAGTTGGTATTCATGGTATTGTACAACCTGGCAACCGGTCTCTCCCTCTCGTATGGAGGGGTGTTGATGGACTGAGTAAACATCTCTGTACAGCCATTCTCTAGGATATCTGCTTCCCAATCTTCCAGGGTGATTCTCATATATGCAGCTCTGCGTATGAGCCCCTCAATAATCGCCTTGTTATCCTTGTCTATGTTTTTGTATATCCTCTTAAGCCTGCGTTCCTCTTTTAATATCCTGGCATCTTTGTCCAGATCTGTCTTAATCGCCACATATATCACCTCTTTTCTAGGGTAGGGGGGTCACGCGTGAGACCTGCGTATTAAACGGAGG